GCTGAGATGAAAGATGGAAAGCCTACCCGACTTTTACTTTCTCTTAGAGCTTGGGGCGCAACGTCCAAGGAAGACGCTAAAGCTAAGGCTAAAGCGATCTCTAAGAGGAATATGAAGTGAGACCAGTATCTATCAGTAAGAATTTAACTGCTAATACAGCTACTACGCTGTATACAGTGCCTACTGGATACTATGCAAGGTGCGTCTTAATTCACGCTTGTAACACATCTCCAAGCAAACACATTTCATTTAGTTGGTATGACGCAAGTACTGCTACATCAACTTTAATTGTTAGCGAACAAGTTTTATCAGCAAGAACAACATTAACGCTTATTTCAGACACACAATATTTTGTGATGGAAGAAGGTGATTATTTAACCACTACTTCTGAGGCTGGCTCAACAATGTCTGTACTTGCAACATTTGAAGTATCAGGAGCGCAACGAACATGACCTACTTAGAACTTGTTAACGATGTTCTCACCCGTTTACGTGAGACAAATGTTTCTACAGTCTCAGAAACCGCCTATTCCGCATTGATTGGCAAGTTTGTCAATGATGCAAAACGTCAGATTGAGGATTCCTACACTTGGAATGTCTTAAATCAAACAATTACAGTAACTACGACTAGCGCCACAAGTTCATATTCTTTAACGGGCGCGGGTCAAAAGTTTCGCATGAATGATGCAATTAACACGACTAGCGTTATTACGTTGGACAACATTGCAGTTGCGGATATGAACCGCAAGCTAAACTTTGGAACTCCTAGTCAAGGTATTCCATCAGAATTTTGTTTCAATGGCGTAGATGGTAGCGGAGACACAAAGATTGATTTATTTCCTGTTCCAAGTGGCGTGTTTACCTTGTTATTTGATTTAACTATTCCACAAGCTAATCTGTCTGCTGATGGCACAACAGTTAAGGTATTAGACTACTTGGTTACTCAAAGTGCTTATGCTCGTGGTTTGATTGAGCGTGGCGAGGATGGGGGCACTGCTTCTTCTGAAGCCTATGCTTTATTCCGTGGAATGCTATCTGACGCTATTGCGATGGAAAGCACTCGTTATCCAGAAGATAACTTTGTGGCAATCTAATGTCTGCACCCATTCAAAGTCAAAGCATTAGCGCACCAGGCTTTTATGGCCTGAACACGCAAGACTCGCCATTAGATTTATCTTCTGGCTTTGCTTTAACAGCTTCAAATTGTGTGATTGACCAATTTGGTCGTATTGGAGCACGCAAGGGATACACGCTTGTTAATGCTTCATCAGGAAATTTAGGTTCTAACAATGTTGATGTAATCCATGAATTAGTCCAGACAGATGGAACTTTGACTGTTCTGTTTGCGGGCAATAACAAGTTATTCAAACTTGGTAGTTCTAACGTAGTAACTGAGTTGACCTATGGTGGTGGGGGTTCTGCTCCTACTATCACGGCAAATAATTGGCAGTGTGCATCTTTGAATGGCATAGCTTATTTCTTCCAAACAGGTCATGATCCACTCATCTTTGACCCCGCAGTAAGTACTACTACTTACCGCAGAGTTTCTGAGAAAACAGGTTATGTAGCTACTGTTCCGCAAGCCAATATCTGTATCTCAGCGTTTGGTCGTTTGTGGGTTGCTAATACATCTACAGATAAGGTCACGATTACTTTCTCTGACCTAATCGCGGGTCATGTATGGGGTGGCGGTACTTCAGGAACATTGGATGTTTCTAGGGTTTGGCCTAATGGTGCTGACGAGATCATGGGTTTAGCGGCTCATAATGATTTCTTTTTCATCTTTGGAAAGAGGCAGATTCTTGTTTACACAGGTGCTTCTACTCCCGCATCTTTAGTTCTATCAGACACAGTAGGCTCTATTGGGTGTATTGCTAGGGACACTATTCAGTCAATTGGTACTGATGTGATCTTCTTGTCTGACTCAGGTGTTCGCTCACTGATGAGGACAATCCAAGAGAAGTCTGCACCACTTAGAGACTTATCTAAGAATGTGCGTTCTGATTTGGTGTCTTCTTTGGCAGTAGAGACTCTGACTAATCTGAAGTCTGTTTACTCAGAAAAGAACGCTTTTTACTTGTTGACTCTGCCAGTAACGGGTCAAGTCTTCTGTTTTGATACAAAGATGCAATTGCAAGATGGTGCTTTTAGAGTAACCAAGTGGGACTCTATTACGCCTACGGCTTTGCACTCACTACGCAATGGTGACTTGTATATTGGGAAACAGGGCTATATTGGAAAATATGGAAGTTTCTTAGATAACACTTCTACTTACCGATTGAGCTACTTTACTAACCATGCTGACCTTGGTAATCAGAATCAGATTTCTATTCTCAAACGAATTAAGACAATCGTTATTGGTGGCTCTAATCAGTTCGTGACGATCAAGTGGGGCTTTGACTTTGCTGCCAACTATCTATCTGGTAATGCTTACATTCCTGAGCAAGCAAACTATGAGTATGGCCTTGCTGAATACGGAGTAGCTCAATACTCAGGTGGACTCTTGATTAAGACGCTAGATGTGAATGCTTCTGGTGCGGGTAAAATTGTTCAAACAGGTTACGAAACCACTATCAACGGCACTCAACTGTCAATTCAGAAGATTGAAATTCAATCTAAGAACGGGAAAATATCATGAGTAACTACACAAAAAGTACCAACTTTGCGACTAAAGACAACCTCACGCCTGGTGATCCACTCAAGGTCGTTCGTGGTACTGAGATTGACACTGAGTTCAATAACATTGCTACTGCTGTTGCGACAAAGACAGATAACTCTGCTGCCGCAATTACTGGTGGAACAATCACAGGTATTACAGACTTAGCGGTTGCTGATGGTGGTACAGGTGCTTCTACTGCGGCTGGTGGTCTAAATAACCTCTTACCTAGCCAGACAGGTAACGCAAACAAGTATCTTCAAACTGATGGCACTAATGCTACTTGGGATGCAGTCACTCTTTCTACTGCTGACATTACAGGAACTCTACCTGTTGCCAATGGTGGTACTGGTGTAACTACCTCAACAGGTACAACCAATGTAGTGTTGTCAAACTCGCCAACACTGGTAACCCCCGCCCTTGGAACACCGAGTTCCGCAGTGTTAACAAATGCTACAGGTCTGCCAATCTCTACGGGTGTAAGTGGTTTGGGTACAGGCGTGGCTACCTTCTTGGGTACGCCATCATCTGCCAATCTAATCTCTGCCGTTACTGATGAGACAGGTACGGGTTCTTTGGTGTTCGCCACAAGCCCAACCTTGGTAACCCCCGCTTTAGGCACTCCATCAGCCTTGGTAGGCACAAACATCACAGGCACTGCTTCTGGTTTGACTGCGGGTAATGTAACGACTAACGCTAACTTAACAGGTGCAGTCACTTCTGTTGGCAATGCAACCTCTTTGGGTTCATTCACATCTGCTCAACTAGCTACTGCTTTGACAGACGAAACTGGCAGTGGATCAAATGTGTTTGCAACATCACCAACTTTGGTGACTCCAATATTGGGAACACCCACAAGTGCAACCCTGACAAATGCGACAGGTCTTCCGATTTCAACAGGTGTGTCTGGTTTGGGTACAGGTGTAGCAACCTTTCTAGCAACTCCTAGTTCAGCTAATTTGGCTGCGGCTTTGACGGATGAAACTGGTAGTGGTGCTAACGTCTTTGCAACAAGCCCGACACTTGTTACCCCTATTCTTGGTACTCCAACAAGCGCAACATTAACTAATGCAACTGGTTTGCCAATTAGCACTGGTGTTTCTGGTTTAGGAACTGGCATTGCTACTGCTCTAGCGGTAAATACAGGCTCTGCTGGTGCGCCAGTATTGTTTAATGGTGCATTGGGTACACCCTCTAGCGGTACTGTAACTAATCTAACAGGTACAGCCTCTATCAACATCAATGGTACTGTGGGTGCTACTACAGCGAATACTGGTGCTTTTACAACCCTGACTACAACAGGAACAATTAACTTGTTGACTGTTGGTCGTGGTGCGGGCGCTGTGTCATCAAATACTGCGGTGGGTACTAGTGCGTTGGCAAATAACAGCACAGGGGCATACAACTCATTTTTTGGCTTTCAAGCGGGCAATGCAAATTTAGGTAATGCTCTTAATGGCTTTGGATTTAATGCTTTAAAGGCAAACACATCTGGCAATTATTCAGTTGCAGTTGGAACAGAGGCATTGCAGACAAATACA